ACATCACACCTGGACAGCATTTGATTCTTGACTGCTATAGGATGATTGATCCTACCAATGCATCAGAAGTTTATAATGACAAATGGTTGAAGAGATATCTCACCGCTCTGATTAAACGTCAGTGGGGTCAGAACTTGATTAAGTTTAAAAACGTAGCACTTCCTGGTGGAACAACTCTAAACGGTAGAGAGTTCTATGAGGATGCTCAACGTGAGATTCAAATGATCATGGATGACTTCAAGTTAGAATACGAGTTACCACCACTAGACATGATCGGATAAGATGAAGAATTTATACTTCACACAAGGAACAAAAGGTGAACAAGGATTAGTCCAGGATCTTGTAGACGAACAGATCAAAATGTATGGTCTGGAATGCTACTACATTCCTCGTCAAATCCATGAGGATAAATTATGGAATGACATCTACTACTCACAGTTTAAAGATAGTTATCTCATTGAGATGTATCTTGAAAACTTTGAGCAGTTTGGTGGCAATGGAGATATGCTATCGAAATTTGGTCTCCGTGTAACTGATGAGATTCAACTCACAGTTTCTAGAAGAAGGTGGAAAGATTTTGTTGATGTTCAGACTAATAAAATTGTTAGCGGAAGACCCAACGATGGCGACCTTATCTGGTTCCCATTAAATGAAACTGTATTTGAAATCAAGTATGTAGAGAACCAAAAACCTTTCTATCAATTAGGAAGTCTATATACATATACCATGACATGTGAAGTCTTTGAGTATGGAGACAGTATCTTTGATACTGGTATTCCTGCCGTTGACAACACTGAAATGGAATCTGGTGTATATCCAATCATTCTCAGTGTTGGAGGATCTGGTACTTTTGTTCAAGACGAAAGGATTGATGGTACTAGATATACAGCAACTGCAACTGGTACTACTACTGGAACTCAAGGAGTTCTCGGTACTATTACGATCACAAATGCTGGCGAAAGATACACTACGCCTCCAGTTTCATATTTCTATGGACCAAACGGTCAACTGATTGGACAAGGATCTACTACTTTAGTTGATGGAAAAGTTGATAGTGTTATTCCACCATCAACTCCATACATATATGCAGATGTAACATATGATCAAATTGGTCAGGTAGATACCATTACACCATGGCCAGCAAATTATCCTGTGGTTAAAATAGAAAGTTCTCCAGGAAATGTAGTTGCAAAAGTTGCTGAATGGGATGAAGATACCAGAACTCTGAGTGTCGCATATGCTAACGGCACTTTTGATATTAACGAACTGATTTGTGGTTATGACTCTGGTGCTAAATGGAATGTTGGTTCTTTTGATACTCTTGATATGACAGACTCATTCTCTGAGAATAGACAACTAGAAGATGAAGCGGATGATATTCTTGACTTCACTGAAAGAAATCCGTTCGGAGAATTTGGTAATTTTACAGGTAGCTTTTAATGTTAGGAAATTATTTTTATCACAAAATTATTAGAAAGACTGTTACCACATTTGGTACACTTTTTAATAACATTCAATTAAAAACTTTGGATGCTAATGGCGGGAACGTCATGGAGCAAAAAGTTCCATTGGCATATGGTCCTATTCAAAAGTTTTTAGCGAGACTTGATGCAGCACCAAATCTCGACAAGAAGGTAACGATTACCGTACCTAGATTGTCGTTTGAGATGACTGGTATCACATATGATTCTGGAAGAAAGGTTCCACCTATTCAGAGAAATAGAGCTGTTGGAGATGGTAAGACTACAACAACAAAAGTACAGTATCTTCCTGTACCATATAATATTGGGTTTGAGTTAAATGTAATTGCAAAGTCTCAGGACGATGCATTGCAAATTCTTGAGCAAATTCTTCCATTCTTTCAACCACAGTTTAGTATGACTGTGGACCTTATTCCTGAAATGAACGAGAAGAGAGATATTCCTATCATCTTAGAAAGTATTGATTTTACAGATGATTATGAAGGTGACTATTCTACCAGAAGATATATCTACTATACACTAAGATTCTCAGTTAAGACTTACATGTATGGTCCCGTTGCTGCCAACGATATTATCAGAAAGTCCATTGCTACTACACTCATTGGTGATAAAAATACTAATGCTAGAGCCATGGAATACAATGTCACGCCGAAGGCATTAGAAGATAAAAATAACGATGGTGTTATTAATGCTGCTGATGACGCTCTGTTACAACCAGATGATGACTTTGGATTTAATGAAGGTATAACATATCATGGACAATAAATTTCAGAAGAACATGGAGGATGTTTTTGACATCACTCCTATGGATGAGGTAGAGCAACCCAAACCTGAGAAGGTGGAAGTTGATGCTGCTGATGTAGAGACAGATTATAAGTATGCCCGTGGAGAGTTGTATGAACTCATCCAGAAGGGTCAGGTTGCCATTGAGGAGTTGCTAGACGTTGCTAGGAGCAGCAACCACCCAAGGGCATATGAAGTCGCCTTCCAGGGCATTAAGAACGTCGCTGACATCACTGATAAGTTAGCAGACCTTCAAAAGAAAATGAAAGATTTAGGTCAAGAAGAAAAGAAAGGACCATCTACCGTAAACAATACTATGTTCGTAGGTTCTACTGCTGATCTTGCTAAGATGCTTAAGCAGGCAAAAAACAATCTGGAAGATAAATAACTAAAAAGTATAGACAAATGATTATTAAACCACTCTCTTCTGCAGAAGATATTCAGGCAGCTGCATTAGCTGATGCTACTGCTTTAGCAGGAACACTTCTTTGGGTAGTAAATACAAACAATGCTGCTGCAAAAGTTACTGTTGCTAATGCTTCAGCAGTCACAGTTTACATTCCTGCTGGTGAAGGGATGGCAATCAGAAAAGATCCTGGTGCTGTAGTAGATGCTAGTACTGCCAGTGGTTCTGTGTGGGCATCAGCAATTGCATACCAAAATTGAATAAATAAACTAGTAAACCCCCGTCGTTACATGAAGTCATTTAAAGAATTTAGAGAGCTTTCAGAAGCGAAACGTGGACTTTATGCCAACATCCATGCTAAAAGAAAGCGTGGTGAATCCCCTGCTAAATCAGGAGATAAGGATTATCCTGCGAAGGATGCCTTTAAAAAAGCGGCGCGGACTGCTAAAGAAGAAGTTGAACTCACACAAGAAGGCGCAGCCTGGACAAAAAAATCAGGAAAAAGTAAGTCTGGAGGACTTAACGCTAAAGGACGTAGATCTTATGAAAAGGAAAATCCAGGATCTGACCTTAAAGCACCAAGCAAAAAAGTTGGAAATCCCAGGAGGGCATCCTTCTGCGCTAGAATGAAGGGTATGAAGAAAAAGTTAACCTCTAAGAAAACTGCTAGAGACCCTGATTCTAGAATTAATAAATCACTGAGAGCTTGGAACTGTTGATAAATGGCTGATAAAGTTTATAAAGGTTCGCCTAATCTAAAAGCGGCGAACGTGGAAATGAGTTTCACTCCTGATCAAGTTCAGGAATGGTTGAAATGTGCTGACGATCCCGTCTACTTTACTAGAAATTATATCAAGATTGTTTCTCTGGACGAAGGTCTTGTTCCATTTAAAATGTGGGACTTTCAGGAGGACATGATTAATAGGTTCCATACGAACCGATTTAACATTGCTAAACTACCACGACAGACAGGTAAGTCCACTACGGTGGTATCTTATCTGTTGCATTATTGTATCTTTAATGATAATGTCAACATCGGTATCCTAGCAAACAAATTAAGCACATCCAGAGAACTTCTTGGCAGGTTGCAACTTGCTTATGAGAACCTTCCTAAGTGGATGCAGCAAGGTATTGTGTCATGGAACAAAGGATCTCTAGAACTGGAGAATGGTTCTAAGATTATGGCAGCATCTACCTCCAGTTCTGCTGTCCGAGGTATGTCATTCAACATCATCTTCTTGGACGAATTTGCTTTTGTCCCTACCCATATAGCGGAACAGTTTTTTAGTTCTGTATACCCCACCATTTCGTCTGGTAAGAGTACAAAAGTAATTATCATCTCCACGCCGAATGGTATGAATATGTTCTACAAACTCTGGCATGATGCTGAGAGGGGTAAGAACGAATATGTTACTACAGAAGTTCACTGGAGTCAAGTCCCTGGAAGGGATGCTAAGTGGAAAGAACAAACTATTGCGAACACTTCGCAGAGACAGTTTACACAAGAATTTGAGTGTGAGTTCCTGGGATCTGTAGATACGTTAATTGCTGCGAGTAAATTGCGTACAATGGTGTATGATGACCCTATTACTAATAACAACAAAGGTCTCGTAGTATATGAAAATCCCCAAAAAGAACATGATTATATTGTTACTGTTGACGTTGCCCGTGGTGTGGGCAGTGATTATAGTGCGTTTTTGGTATTTGACATTACAAAGTTCCCTTACAGGCTTGTAGCACGATACAGAAACAATGAGATCAAGGCAATAATGTTCCCAACAATTATTGTTGATATTGCCAGAGGATATAATAGAGCATACATTTTAACTGAAGTTAATGATATTGGAGATCAGGTAGCATCCATGATGCATTATGATCTGGAGTATGATCATATTCTTATGTGTGCCATGAGGGGGCGTGCTGGACAGATCGTCGGCACAGGATTCTCTGGAAAGAAAACACAACTAGGTGTCAAGATGTCTAAGACCGTAAAAAAAGTCGGATGTTTAAATTTAAAAACTTTTATTGAAGATGATAAACTTGTTATCCCAGACTATGAGACTATTGCAGAATTAACCACATTTATTTCTAAACGAGAATCGTTTGAAGCAGAAGAAGGATGTCATGATGACCTTGCAATGTGTCTTGTAATTTTCTGCTGGTTAGCAGTACAAGATTACTTTAAGGAAATGACGGATAATGATGTCCGCCAAAGAATCTACGATGAGCAAAAGAATCAAATTGAACAGGACATGGCACCATTTGGTTTCATCTCTGATGGTCTAGAAGATCAGGAAAGTTTTGTAGATGAGTCAGGTGATCGTTGGTTCTTGGATGAATATGGTGATGTATCTTCAGAGTTCACTTACATGGGGTCTTATCTATAATGTCTTCTAAAGAAGGTCACATATCTATTGAATTAGATATTAATGGTGTGAGAGTAATTCATGCTGGTCTTAAACAAGCATGTGACAAATGGGCGGGTGGAGATCCTCATGAGCAAGCAGATCTGCTGGCAATGAGAGATAACTTTTATCGGCTCATTTTGGAGCATCAATTAAATGGATTTTGAACAGGAATTTGAACTAGAGCATTTGCTCTTTAAACAGAGACGCTGCAGATCTTGTGGTGTCGTAAAAGATTTAGTGACAGATTTTTATAGAACTAGAAAGGGTAGAGCAACACCATCAGCTTATGCATATGAGTGTAAAGAATGCACCGTAGATAGAGTTATAAAAAATAGAAAACGTAGTGACAGTCATACTTGGTCATATCCAGACTGGTAGTTCATGCAGTGTTTCCCCTCTTAAAACATAGCTTTTAATAAATAATCACAGAACAAATTTCTGAACTTTAGGGGTAAACATGGCAACACAAGTATCGCCAGGAATTGTTGTTCAGGAGCGCGATTTTACTAACTCACGTCTCCAGGAAACAATTACTAATATCGGTGCTATCGCAGGACCTTTCTTGAAAGGTGATGTTGGAGTAGCAGAATTAATTACAAGCGAAAAAGAATTAGTAGAAAAATTCGGAAAACCTACCGCAGATAACTACGAGTATTGGTATACTGCTTCCGAGTTCCTTAACTACGGTGGTAACCTCCAGGTAGCAAGAATTGCTGATTCTTCTGGAACTAATCTTACCAATGCTAACTCAGCAGCGGTTGCTACTGTAAAAATTAACAACCGTGCAGCATATGAAGCAAACATTGAGGGTAGTGCTCAAACTTATGATTTCGTTGCAAGAACTCCAGGAACTCATGGCAACGCACTTGAGGTCGTATCTATTGACCGTGGTGCTGATCAAATCCTCAGTCTTGGTGGTGGTGTAGCAGTCTCTCAAGGTGATGCAGTTACTGATGGTACTGCTACTGGAGTTGCATATGAAGACAACACTGGAGACACTACAAAGATCTCTGTTGTTCTTGATGCTGGTTCTGCTAAGTTTGCACAAAATGGAACCGTAGGCGGAGAGAATGTTGATTCAGTCGCTGACTGGTATAATGAGCAGTATGCTGTTGCAGGTCAAATCAAGTGGAATGCACTTGCTCCTCGTCCTGGTACTTCACCTTATGCTGCAGCACGCGGTGGTGCTAATGATGAAATTCACGTTGTAGTTCTCGACAAAACAGGTGGCATTACTGGAACAGCAAACTCTGTTCTGGAAAAAATGCTTTATCTCTCGAAAGCTGTTGGCGCTAGAACTAGTGAAGGTGAAGCAAACCATTATAAGGATGTAATCAAGGGTCGTTCTAAGTATGTTTTCCTCGGAGCTTACGAAGACGGTACTGATGTTTTCACCTACAGTGGTTCTGAGGCAATTACAGTTTCTGGAACTCCTGCTTCTTCATTCCATCTGTATGGTCCTCGTTCATATACATTATCTGCTGGTACTGATTACGCTAACTACAACGTTGGTAACGAGACTCAAACATATCTTGATGCTTTCTCCGATACAGAGACCATCACAATTGACTACATTCTTTGCGGTCCTTCAAATCTTGCCAAAGCAAATTCACTGATCAATCTTGCCAACCAAAGAAAGGATTGTATTGCTTTCATCTCCCCACAGAGATCTGACGTTGTTGGAGCAAATGCTTCTACAGCAGCTGACCAAGCAAAGAACGTAACTGAGTTCTTTGAAGCAATTAGCGATAGTTCTTCTTACGCTGTATTTGATAACAACTACAAGTATATCTACGACAGATTTAACGATCAATATCGTTACATCCCAACTAATGCTGACATGGCAGGTCTTTGTGTTAACACAACTGCTGTTTCGGAAGCATGGTATTCCCCTGCTGGTTTCAACAGAGGTAACCTGAGAAATGCAATTAAGATTGCATTCAACCCAAATAAGGCACAGAGAGATGATCTCTATTCTAATCGTGTCAATCCAATCGTTTCATTCCCTGGTCAGGGCATCGTTCTGTTCGGTGACAAGACTGCTCTCCGTAGTCCTTCCGCCTTCGACAGAATCAACGTTCGTCGTCTGTTCCTCATCCTTGAGAGAACAGTCAAGAACTTCTCAAAAAATGTTCTGTTTGAATTAAATGATGATACTACTCGTTTGAATTTCTCCACGCAGGTTAACAACTACATGCGTGACATTCAGGCAAGAAGAGGCATGACTGACTTCCTCGTAGTCGCGGATACTACTAATAACACTCCAGATGTTATTGATCGTAATGAATTTGTTGCTGACATCTACATCAAGCCTTCTCGCTCCATTAACTTCATCACTCTGACATTCGTTGCTACCCGCACGGGCGTCTCCTTCGACGAAGTTATCGGCAGAGTTTGATTAGAAAATAAATACACTTAAGGAGATAATCAAACAATGGCAAACTTAACTTCATTTAAATCTAAAATTGGTTATGGTATCCGTCCTAATCTATTCATGGTGAGTGTAACCTCACTTGGAGATAATCTGGATGAAGATTCTGGTGTGAAAGGAACAGACGCCGATTTTACATTCCTCTGCCGTTCCGCTGGTATTCCTGCCAGCACAATTGGAACGGTAGAAGTTCCTTTTAGAGGCAGAGTCATCAAACTTCCTGGTGATCGCACCTTTGAATCCTGGACTGTCACAGTTATGGCTGATGAGACCATGGATGTCAGAGCGTACTTTGAGAAGTGGATGAATAAACTGAACAAGCATGAGAACGGTGCAGGTTATACAGATGAGTATTCTGCAACATTGAGAGTTTCTCAACTGGAGCGTGGAATCAGCACTGGTACAGCACTGAAGGATCCACATAAAATCGTAAGATCCTATGATTTCATTCATGCTTTCCCAACTAACATTGCTCAGATTGATTTGTCATATGACAACAACAATACTATTGCTGAGTACACTGTTGAATTCCAGTATGACTGGTGGGAAGCTAAAAAGAAAGATGATGCTGTTGACATCGGAGCAACTTCCGCTATTTGATTCTGAATAAATAACTACAGTAAACGTAGTTAACCTTATACAATGGCGGAGTTATTTGGGTTTTCCCTTGATAAAGGAGACCAAAAGAAAAAGAAGCAGCAGGGGTTAATCTCCCCTGTTGCTCCTAATAATGACGACGGGACCGTAACAATCTCCGCTGGAGGTTATTACGGTCAATATGTTGATATGGAGGGTGTCTCCAGAAATGAGTTTGAGCAGATCCGAAAGTATCGCGAAGTCTCATTACACCCTGAAGTTGACTCCGCAATTGATGAAGTAGTCAACGAAGCAATCGTTGCAGATGGTGATGACTCACCAGTAGAAATCGAACTCTCTAATCTTGAGCAGAGCGAGTCAATCAAGAAGAGAATCAGAGAAGAATTTAACGAGATCAAACGCTTGCTGCAGTTTGATAAAAAGTGCTACCATATTTTCAGACGTTGGTATATTGACGGAAGACTTTATTATCATAAAGTAATTGATGTAACAAAACCCACTGAGGGTATCAAAGAACTTCGCTACATTGATCCACTGAAGGTCAAGAAAATGCGTGAGGTTAAAAAGAAACCTGCGGCAGGTGGTGGAGATAAAGCAAAAGTTTTAAACTACGGTGATGTAAACGAATACTATCTCTACAATCCCAAAGGAGTATTCAACCATAAAGCAGCGGTTAGTCTTGCAGGGAACGATCAACTTGGTGTGAAGATTGCACCCGATGCGATCACGTTCTGCACGTCAGGACTGATGGATATGAATCAAAATCTGCCATTGTCTTATTTACATAAGGCACTTAAGGCAGTTAACCAACTGAGAATGATTGAAGATTCTCTGGTTATCTACAGAATGTCCCGCGCACCAGAACGTAGAATTTTCTACATTGACGTTGGTAATCTTCCAAAGGTCAAGGCAGAACAATATCTGCGTGAAGTTATGTCTCGCTATAGAAATAAACTGGTATATGATGCCAGCACTGGTGAGATTCGTGACGACAAAAAGTTCATGAGTATGCTGGAAGACTTCTGGTTACCTCGCCGCGAAGGTGGTAGAGGTACAGAGATTACTACACTTCCTGGTGCTCAGAATCTTGGAGAACTGAAGGACGTTGAATACTTCCTGAAGAAACTCTACAAATCGCTAAACCTCCCACCATCTCGCGTGGGCGAGGAAAAGGGATTTAGTCTTGGACGCTCTAATGAGATCCTGCGCGATGAACTTAAGTTCATCAAGTTTGTCGGTAGACTCCGCAAGCAATTCTCACATCTCTTCAATGATATGTTGAAGACTCAGTTGATCCTCAAAGGTGTTATCACTGTGGATGACTGGGAATTGATGGAACAGCATATTCAATATGACTATCTGTTTGATAACCATTTCACAGAACTCAAAGAGATTGAGATGATCGGTGAGAGATTAAACCTCGTAGAAAGAATGCAACCTTTCATGGGTGTTTATTACTCCAATGATCATATCAAGCGTCAGATCCTACAGCAAAAAGAATCCGAGATTGAAGAGATCCGCATTCAAATTGAGAAGGAGAAGAAGTCTGGTGAACTTATGGATACTCCAGTCATGCCAGTGGAAGATCCTAATGCTGCTGCTCCACCAGCAGGCGGTCCAGTTGATACATCAACAAAACCTCCTATGAAAGCACAGACTTCTAAAGAAGTTGAAAACTAAATAACTTTATAAATTAATTTACAATTATGACTGTTACTAAAGAATTGATTGACAAAATTGTTAACGGAGAGAACTCTGTTGCATCTGATGAGGTGATTGATCTTCTGTATGCTAAGGCATCTGAAGCATTAGATTCTTATAAAAAAGAATATGCTGGTCAACTCATGAATCCAACCGAAGGAGAACCTGAAGTTGGTGAAGGTGATCCTAACATTGATGCTCCGCAACCAGAAGGATCCGCAGAACAGGAGATTGAAGAACCTACCACCGAAACCGAACCCGAAGAAGAACAATGAAACTAATCGTAGAGCACATTGAAGATATTGAACTTCTCACTGAAGAGAAGGATGGAAAAGAGTATACATATATTCAGGGAGTATTTTTACAGGGCGATATCAAAAATCGCAATGGGAGAGTATATCCGATGCCTGTTCTTCAGCGCGAAGTAACTAACTACAACGAAAATTTCGTTCAAAAGTCCCGTGCTCTAGGTGAACTCGGTCATCCTGATGGTCCTACCATCAACCTTGATCGTGTTTCACATAAGATTGTAGAACTCTATCAAGATGGTGCAAACTATATTGGTAAGGCAAAATTACTTGAAACTCCTATGGGATCAATTGCCAAGAATCTCCTTAGAGAAGGTGTTCAACTTGGAGTTTCTTCCAGAGGTGTAGGAAGTCTTGAATCCAAAGGTGGATCAAATTATGTCAGGGATGACTTTATGCTTACAACTGCTGCTGATATTGTTGCTGATCCTTCTGCCCCAGATGCATTCGTCAACGGAATCATGGAAGGAAAAGAATGGGTCTGGAACAATGGGGCATTTAAAGAAGCAGAACTCCAGCAAGTAAAAGAAGATTTAGAGAGAGTATCACGCGGAGCACTTGAGGGTAAAATCCTTGAGAGCTTTGAGAAACTGCTCTCTAACTTATAAATTTAATAAATAAGTAATAGAAAAACTAAGGTCCTTTAGGGGTTATTTTAAATGGCTAATTCGTTAAACGAGAAATTTGAGGATTTCGTATCAGAAAACGTCGATGCGGAGACTGTTACAGAAATGAACAACGCTGTCACTGCTGGTGCTGCTCCAGCTGAAGGTTCACATCTTCCTGCCGCTACTGGTTCTGATGTTGCTGTTGCCAATGTTGAACCAATGGCTGCAGGATCATCCGCCGAGTACTCAGGTAAGTTTGAGAACTCTGGTGCTAAGGCTGCTGCTCCAGTTAAAAAGTCTAAGACTGCAGTTAACTCGGGCGAAGGCAAGCAAGATCCTATGCCTAAATTAGAAGGTGGCAAGGATATGGCTGGCAAGAAAGTTAGCCGTGGTGGCGGGGACGCAATGCCTAAACTTGCTAAGGAAGAAATTGATGTTACTGATGACATCAATGCTCTCGTTAATGGCGAGGATCTTTCTGAAGAGTTTAAGGAAAAGGCAACAACAATTTTCAGCGCCGCTGTTTCTTCTAGAATTGATGAAGAAACCAAGCGTCTGGAAGAAAGCTATGCTGCTCAGTTGAATGAGCAAATTGACGTGATCAAGGAGGAAATGTCATCTAAGGTTGACTCCTTCTTGAATTATATTGTAGAACAATGGATTAATGATAACAAGCTCGCAATCAACGAAGGTATTCGCACCGAGATTGCTGAGTCCTTTATGTCTGCTCTTAAGGGAGTGTTCACCGAACACTACATGGATATTCCAGAAGAGAAGTACGATATGGTTGAGGGGATGAGCGAAAAACTAGATGAAATGGAGTCAAAACTCAACGAACAAATTGACAAGAATGTTGAATTAAATTCTGCTCTGGGAGAATTCGTCAAAGAATCTATCGTTGCCGAAGTATCTCAGGGTCTCGCTGATACTCAGAAAGAAAAACTTTCCTCCCTTGCTGAGGGTGTAGAGTTTGTTTCCGAAGAGTCATTCAAAGAGAAGATTGAAACTATCAAGGAAAACTATTTCCCCAAGACTTCAATCAATGAGAGCGTAGAAGAATCTGAGCCTGTTGCCGAGAAGGCAATCCCTGCAGGCATGGAGAGATATGTTTCCGCAATCTCACGCTACAATAAGTGATCTAAATTATAAATAAGTTATAGTTCACAAACATTAAATTTTTCCAAGGAGAACAAAATGTTCAATACCGAACAACTCCAGGAGAAGTGGGCACCTGTTCTGACTCACGGCGATCTCCCCGAGATCAAAGATAGTTACAAGAAGGCTGTTACCACTCAACTTCTGGAAAACCAAGAGAAATTCCTCCGTGAGGAGAGAATGCTGACCGAAGCGCCTACTAACGCTGGTCCTATCAATACACCTACCACAGGTAGTGGAAACGTAGCAGGTTTCGACCCCGTACTGATCTCCCTGATCCGTCGCTCGATGCCTAACCTGATCGCCTATGATATTTGTGGCGTTCAACCAATGAACGGTCCTACTGGACTGATCTTCGCGATGCGTTCACGCACCGAATCTCAGACTGGTGACGAGACCTTCTATAACGAAGTTAACTCTGCTTTCTCTGGTACTGCTTACGACAGTGGTAACTCTGCTGGTGGTACTGCTCCTACTGGAACCAACCCTGCTGTTCTTAACGACAGCGGCACCTATGGTTCTGCTGGCGCAATGGCAACAGGAACTGCTGAAGCTCTGGGCGAAGCCGCTGCTAGCGTATTCCCTGAAATGGCATTCAGCATCGAGAAGATTGCCGTTACTGCTAAGTCACGCGCTCTGAAAGCTGAGTACAGCATCGAACTCGCACAAGACCTGAAGGCAATTCATGGTCTGGATGCCGAGACTGAACTCGCTAACATCCTCTCTGCTGAGATCCTCACCGAAATCAACAGAGAAGTCGTTCGTACCGTATTCCGCTCCGCTAAGCCTGGTGCTCAGCAGAACGTTGCTACTCAAGGTACATTCGACATGGACGTTGATTCCAACGGACGTTGGAGCGTTGAGAAGTTCAAGGGTCTCCTCTTCCAGATTGAGCGTGAAATGAACGCCATCGCAAAAGAGACTCGTAGAGGGAAGGGCAACATGCTCGTCTGTTCTTCAGACGTTGCTTCCGCCCTGTCAATGGCTGGTGTCCTTGACTACAACCCTGCTCTTAACACAGGTCTGAACGTTGATGACACTGGCAGCACCTTCGTTGGTACGCTGAACGGTCGCATCCGCGTTTACATTGATCCTTATTCTGCACTGCCTACTGAGGGCGCTAACGCTGCTCAGTTCTTCATTGCTGGTTATAAGGGTACTTCACCTTATGACGCTGGTCTGTTCTATTGCCCATATGTACCTCTGCAGATGGTACGTGCAATCGGACCTGACACCTTCCAGCCCAAGATCGGATTCAAGACTCGCTACGGCATGGTCCTCAACCCATTTGCTAAAGGCGAAACTGCTCTTTCCAACTCCGATCCCGTCAACGCTGGTAACCTCAGCACTAACGTCTACTACAGACGTGTCCGTGTTACCAACCTCATGTGATTCATCTCACATAGGACCTTACAGACCCCTCACAGAGGGGTCTTTTTTTATGCTCATATGTGTAGATATTTTTAGATACATTGAGACTATGTAAAAAAGTAATAAATGTATATTACGATACACAAAGTTGGCTAGATAGTAGTAGAGTTATGCGAGGTGATCAAATGATTCAAACTTCCTCCCTATAGTATGAGTTAAATTTGTATGGAGGTGACCAGATGCACAATCTATTATCAAGGGCTCAATTAGATGAGTGGCGACATTTTGAAGACACTGTTGATGATTTACAAATAGAAAATCAGAAATTAAATGATTACTACGAATGTCTAATTGAATGTGATTCCTTGGATCAACACCAATGTAAACGTATATGCCGAAGAATACTAATGTAGTTGCATGACCCCGAAAGGGGTCTTTTTTTATCTAAATATCTAAAAAGTATTATAACGATGACCCAAGCAAATTGGTTGGAAGATAAAATTGATAATCTGAATTACCTAGCACCACAGGGTTTTAAATTATCAATTGAACAATTTCCTAAAGTAGCATTCCTATGTCAGGCAGCAAACATTCCTGGTGTAAGAATTCCTGATATCAATGTTGCAACTCCCTTCAGAGATATTCCTATTGCAGGGACAGAAACTGAATATGATGATCTTGTCGTCAAATTTTTAATTGATGAGGACATGACAAATTATGTGTCAATACATAAGTGGATTGCAAAGACTGGTCTTGCAGAAAGATTTGATACTGATAAAGATCCAATAGAGGGAGATATTTCCTTAGAAATTTTAAATAGTAACTTTAATTCTAATATTCAAATTGAATTTGAGAATGCATGGCCTACTGCATTAACACCAGTTGCATTTGATGCGACGGAGCAAGGAGTTCAGTACCTTACCGCAACTGCCATCTTTAAATATACCATATATAGAATTAAGTATGATGGAGAAGTGATTAGTTAATGACATTTGAAGAGATTCAGGCGATGTGGGAACAGGATTCAAAGATTGATCCTGTTGAACTTGATACCGCTGCACTTAGCATTCCCACACTACACTCAAAATATTTAAAAATCTTTTCGGACTACAAATTTAAAAGGAAACTAGCAGTACTAGACCTCAAACAACTCAACAGACGCAAGTTTGAATACTATGCGGGACGAGGATCTGTAGAAGAATACAAGGAAGAACCGTTTGATCTCAAGGTTCTTAAATCAGATCTGCCAATGTATATTGAGTCTGACTCTCAGGTTAAAGAACTGCAGATAAAGATTGATATGTATGAAATCATCATTGAATACCTGGAAAGTGTAATCAGGATGATCAACAATCGCTCATACCAGATCAAGAATGCGATTGAATGGAAATCATTTATTGAAGGAATTAAGTAATGTCTGACATTATCATTAGAAAGAAGAACGAAGTATATCTACTAATTGATTGTGAACCACATATCAAATATGAACTATCAGAGTACTTTACTTTTGAAGTACCTGATGCAAAGTTTATGCCCCAGTACAAGAAGAAGTTCTGGGACGGTAAAATCAGATTGTTCTCTCCTGCTAATGGTGAACTGTACATCGGTCTGCTGCACTATCTGATTGAGTGGGCGGAGGAACGAGACTATACTTATTCTTATGAGGAGAATGAGTTCTATGGCAAGGTTGTGGAAAAAGATCCTTACATTTTGCCAGCGACTGTAAAAGAATATCTGGACTACCTTACTGAGGGTAGTCAAATTAAACCCAGAGATTATCAGTACAATGCCGTATACAAAGCACTGAAGAACTACAGAAAGATTATCTTGTCACCTACAGGGTCTGGCAAATCTTTCATGATCTATTCTCTGGTCAGATACTTTACTGCTGCACAACTTAAAACACTGATCATTGTTCCTAGTATTTCACTAGTGACACAGTTGTTTAAAGATTTCCAAGACTATGGTTGGAACGCAGAAGACTATTGTCACCAGATCTATCAAGGTGAAGCAAAGGTCTCTGATGCTCCTGTAGTCATCACAACCTGGCAGTCAATCTACAAACTGCCCAAAAAGTATTTTGATTCTTACACTGCGGTGATCGGAGACGAGTGCCATACGTTTAAGGCAAAGTCTTTAACAAGTATTATGACGAAACTCCATGAAGCAAAATATCGCATCGGATTCACAGGTACACTGGACGGAACGAAAACTCACCGTCTGGTTCTGGAAGGTTTGTTCGGATTATCTGATCGGGTTACTAGCACTGCTGATCTTATGAAGCGAGATCAACTCTCGCAACTCAAAATTAAAATTCTTGCTCTCAGACACGAATCGTGTAAGTTTGCGACATATCAAGATGAGATGGAATACATTGTGACGCATGACAAACGCAATGTGTTCATTAAAAATCTTGTTCGTGATTTAAGTGGTAACACTCTGGTTCTATTCAATTATGTGGAGAAGCATGGGGAACCACTTTTTGATATGATAAATAAAAATATCGGTGATACCAAAAAGGTATTCTTTGTTCATGGCGGTGTAGCAGCATCTGAACGAGAAGAGATAAGAAAATTAGCAGAGGTAAATGATAACTGCGTTATCATTGCTTCCTACGGAACCTTTTCCACAGGTATCAACATTAAAAATCTCCACAATATTATCTTTGCTTCACCCAGTAAGTCAAGGATCAGGAATCTACAATCTATTGGTAGGGTCCTTCGGAAGGGAGATAACAAGGCTCAAGCAGTGCTATATGACATTGCTGATGATTTTTCTAGGGGAAGTTATATTAACTACACACTTAATCACCTCAAAGAACGAATCAAAGTTTATAACGAAGAGCAATTTAATTATGAAATTATCCCAGTAAACATCAAAAAATGAACGATAAATTCTTCGGCACAATAAAATTAATGACTGGAGAAGAAATTGTTGGTTTAGTTGAAGTCCATGAACAAGGGTTACTAATACAGGACCCATTAATATTAGAGGACATGAGTGATTTACACGATCTGTTAGGCGACAATATTAAAATATCTGGATTAAGATTATCTAAATGGATTAAATCATCAACAGACAATATCTTCTTTATAACTGATGCTAAAATAGTAACAGTTAACGAACTATTAGAACCAGGACTAACTCATTATAAAAAAGCAGTTGTTCAAATTAATGAAACTGCTAAAGAAAAACTCTCCGAAATAAGTAGGAGAGCAAACAAGAAAAAATACAAAGGATACAGAGCATCTGTAGATCAAGCAAGAATCTTCTTTGAAGAACTTTTTAATAATTATTAAAGCTATTGTCTCTCTTGAACCCTTACAGAGTTATTCTACTGATAAAACTAAACCTTGTCAAGCCATGAAAAGAAAAAAATCTATTTTTGAAATTCCAATATTTGAAATCGATATTGATTTGAATAGGATTGATGTTCCTGATGGTTTGTATAAGCGCATGTGGGAAAGTAAAGTAAAATCTAATATTGATTCTTGTGTTCAACCATCCAAGGAAACACTTAAATATCTTATTGATAAGATGACTGAGTGTTTCAGTGAATTGCATGATAAAATTGATGCAATAGAATTTTGTCAGATCTGGAGAAATAAATATGAGCAGTCAGATTTTCAGGGGTATCATACACACTCTGTAACTAATTGGAGTTTTATCATCTATGAAGATGTTGAGATTTCTAAGACAGAATTTATAAATCCAAACATGTCTGATATATTAAATCAGTGTCATATGCCTGATTCTAAGGATTTTCCAGTAAAGTATGTACCCAATTTGGAATCAGGAAAAATGATTTTATTTCCTTCCTGGTTACCACATCAAGTTCTGAATGGAAATGTTGGATCTACTATATCAGGAAATATAAAGTGTCATGTAAAGGGATTGACATTTAAATAATATGTTATAATATAAGTACAATTATCCCAGGAAGATGAATCAAAATGAGATCCAAAAAGAAACCAGAGCATTATGTAGACAATAAAGAGTTTCTAGCAGCACTGTCTGAGTACAAAAAAAGTGTGCAAGATGCCTTGACAGAAGAAGCACCTCGTCCTAGAATACCTAATTATATCGGTGAGTGCTTCTTGAAGATCGCACAGCATCTATCCTACCGTCCTAACTTCATCAACTATCCTTTTCGTGAGGACATGATCAGTGATGGTATTGAAAACTGTGTTCAGTACATTGACAACTTTGATCCTGATCGTGGCAACCCATTTGCATACTTCACTCAGATCATTTACTATGCATTCCTGAGAAGAATCCAAAAAGAAAAGAAGCAACTAGAAATTAAGAGCAAAATTCTTGAACGTTCTGGGTATGATGAAGTCCTTTACGCTGACAAGAATGAACTGAACTTCTCCTCCTCCGACTATAACAGTATTAAACAAAACATTGAGCAGAAGACTAGAAAATGAAAGTTGCCCTGATTACTGACACACATTATGGATTCAAAAAAGGCAATCAAGATTATCATGATTATTTCCTGAAGTTCTACAACGAAGTATTCTTCCCCACATTAAAGAAGAAGAAAATTAAGCACGTCATCCACTTGGGCGATGTGTTTGATATTCGTCGTAACATTGACTTTTGGAGTCTTGACTGGGCACGGAAGAACATCTTCACTCCTTTGCAGGACATGGGTGTTACAGTTGACATGATGGTCGGTAATCACGATTCATTTTATAAGAACACTCTGGAGATCAATTCTTTGGAGTGTTTGCTGCAGGAATATGCTAACCTCCGTGTCTACACTGGACCCTCTGAGGTTACTGTTGGTGGTCGTAAGATGGTTTATCTTCCTTGGATCTGCGATCAGAATGAAGAACAAACAGTAAACCTTCTGAAGGGAACAGACTCTGAGGTTGTTCTGGGACACCTGGAGATGGAAGGATTCAAGACTAATCCTACCTACGTTGCTAATCATGGTAGGCAGACATCTGAGTTTGCTAAGTTTGAGTTGGTGATGTCAGGTCACTATCATACGAAGAGTAAGAAGAGTAACTTCCAATATCTTGGTAATCCATATCAGATGTATTGGAATGATTATGGAGACGAGCGTGGATTCCATATCTGGGACACTGAAACTCTGAAGTTAGACTGGATCAAGAATCCATATAAGATGTTCCATAAGATCTTTTATGATGATACTAAGAATGAGTATTGCACTCTAGACTTCGATGACTATAAAGATACGGTTGTCAAACTAGTTGTAGAAAACAAAACAGACTACACTATGTTCGATTACATTGTCAATAGTCTTCAAGATGTTGTGTTGGATCTTAAGATCATTGAGGACTTCTCTACAGAGAATGATGAGGATGTTGATATGGAATTAGAACATGAAGACACTCTTACTATTTTGGAGAAGTATGTTGACGAACTTAATACCAATCTAGATAGTCATAAGTTAAAGGAGATTATGAAGTCTCTTTACGTCGAGGCACTAGAGGTGGTATAATGTTCATACTGTGCTTAAATGGGAAGGAGAATGAAGGAGCATATGCAATTCAGGACCCTGAAAATAACAGAACTCTGCTATTATTTCTTGAGTTAGAGGATGCTCAACGATTTGCTGGACTCCTTGAGGCAGATGACTTTCCACCAATGACTACCGTTGAGGTTGACAGTGAGTCAATGATTGAAATGTGCGAGAGCACAGGGTATAATTACACTATTGTAGAACCCGATGAACTAATGATCCCACCATCACACACATGATTACACATGATTATCTTTGAAACCATTCGTTATAAAAACTTTTTATCTAGTGGCAATAATTTTACAGAAATTAAACTTAATTCACATGGTAACAATGTAATCATTGGTAAGAATGGTGCAGGTAAGAGTACAATTTTAGATGCTCTTACTTTTGTTCTGTTTAACAAACCTTTTCGTAAGATCAACAAACCTCAACTTGTCAATACCATCAATGGCAAAGATTGCTGTGTTGAGGTTGAGTTTTCTGTCGGGAAAAAATCTTATAAGATTATTCGTAGCATGAAACCTAATAAGTTTGAGGTTTATGTTGACGGTGAGATGATGAATCAAGATGCTGCAGCAGCAGATCAACAGAAGTTCATAGAGCAAACAATTCTCAAACTGAACTATAAGTCATTTACGCAGATTGTTGTTCTGGGATCTTCTACGTTCGTTCCCTTTATGCAGTTGCCTCTGGCATCACGTCGTGACATCATCGAGGATCTTCTGGATATTCAGGTGTTCTCTACGATGAACTCTAATCTTAAGGACCGAATGAAACAGGTCAATGATGACATTCGTTTCAAAGACAAAGATCTTGAGTTGGTAAAGCATCGCATTGAGTCGCAGGAAGATCTGATTAGAGAACTCGAAACACAGAGTGACAATCTTATTAAGCATAAGCGCGATAAGATTGGTAAGTTACTATCTCAAAGTGAAGATATCACATTACAGAATCACAAAATCACAGAGTATATTGAAACTAGAAAGAGTGATTTATTTGACGGTGATAAACTCTCTAAAAAGTATGATAGTTTAAAAGAGTTTAAGATAAAGTTTAAGACAAAACTTTCTAACTTAAATAAAGAACTCTTATTTTATACTAACAATGATACTTGTCCCACATGTAAGCAAACACTAGACTCTGACTTTAAGCAAACTAAGGTAAATAAAAATAAGAAGTCTATCACTGAAACAGAAAAAGCATGGAGCGTTCTTGACGAACAGATTAGTGATGTAAAGACACAGATTAATGAGTATAAAGAAATCTCTAATGATATCAGAGATAATTATTCTGCCATTGATAAGAACAATGGAATCATTAATCATATCAATCGTCAGATTAAAGATCTTGAGAATGAGATCGGGTCTATCATTGACAGTAAGAACAACTCTAGTAAAGAACAGGAGCAGTTAAGTGAACTACAAGAGCAAAAAGTAAAGCATGAACAAGTATTGTTCTTACACAAGGAGAACAAAGATTACTTCAGTGTTGCTGCTAACCTGCTGAAGGACACTGGTATCAAGACCAGGATTATCAAACGATACCTGCCAGTGATGAACAAACTCATCAACCAGTACCTGCAGCAGATGGATTTCTTTGTGAACTTCACGCTGAGTGAGAGTTTTGAGGAAACCATTAAGTCTCGTTATAGAGATGATTTCAGTTACTCATCATTCTCTGAGGGTGAGAAGTCTCGCATTGACATCGCTCTTATGCTAACCTGGAGGTCAGTTGCAAAACTGAAGAACAGCGTTGACACCAACCTCCTTATCCTTGACGAGATCTTTGACAGTTCACTTGACAGTACGGGCACTGATGAGTTATCATATATCTTGAGAAACTTTACCAACGACCTCAATCTGTTTATTATCTCGCACCGAGAGCACATGGTTGAAAAGTTTGACCGTGTTCTCAAATTTGACAAAGTGAAAAATTTTAGTAAAATGGAGGAATTGACCAATGGCGACTGAGGGTAACGCAGACTTTGATCTAGACCTTTCAAGCATCCCGCAAATTAATTTGGAAGCAAACTACTTCTGGAAGTATGAAGAAGATAAAGTACTGAAAGAAGTTCGTGAGTATCTGTCGGGAACGTATAGTTCTCACTATACTTCTCAAGATTCTAAAACTCAGACTCTTGATCTAATTGAAAGTATTGGTGACGCAGAAGCATTCTGCCGTTCTAATGCAATTAAATACCTTTCTCGATTCGGTAAGAAAGGTGGTAAGTCCAAGATGGACATTCTAAAAGCAATTCATTATTGCATTCTTCTTTGCCATTTCTCTGGCGTCCTCAATAGCAAAAGTGATTATCCCCAATGAGTATGAAACTGTCCAACGATACAATTGAAATTCTGAAGAACTTCTCTCAGATTAATCAGTCCATTGCTGTAGAGGCAGGACATAAATTGCGTACCTTCTCTATTGCAGAGAACATTCTCGCTGAGGCAAATGTTACGGAAGCATTTCCACAAGACTTTGCCATCTATGATTTGAGTGAGTTTCTTGGTAATATGTCCCTGATGGTGGGTGCTGACATGCAGTTCGGTGCTGACCATCATGTGAAGATTACTGACACACGTTCTTCCATGAAGTATTTCTTTGCAGACCCTAGTCTGATTAAGAAAGCACCAGATGACAATCCCACACTTCCTTCTGAAGATGTGAGTTTTACTTTGACTGATGATGACCGTGCTCGTTTGATTCGTATGGCAGCAGTCAACAATCTCCCTGATCTTTCTGTTGTTGGTGATGGTGAGATGATCTCTGTGGTTGTTCGTGATAAGGAGAACGACACTTCAAATACTTACTCCGTAAATGTCGG